GGTCGAGACGGTCATGCGCGGTCGTCACGAAGAGATCGACATGGGCAATGCCAAGGCCGGTGAGGATACCGAGCACAAGTTCAAGCTGCCGCTCTCCTATTACAAGCTGGTGGTCGATAACCGCGTCGAGCTCGAGATCGACATGATCAACGCGATCTTCCTGGTCGACGGCATCGATCGCTACGCCGAAATCCGCGCTGCCATCGGGCTGTAACTCCCTCTTCGATTCCGCGCGCGCTGCCATTGGGGGACGGCGCGAGCGGGGCAGGGCCGGGGGTGTGTTAGGTGCCCCCGGCCCGATCCATCCTCCCCCTGGAATGTGAAGGCTCCCCCAGATGACCACCGAAACCACGTCTCCCGCCACCAGCGCCGCCACGTCACGCTTCTCCGACCCGATCGAACTGGTCGAGCCGATCGTGCGGGGCGAGACGCAGATCACCAGCCTTATCCTGCGCAAGCCCAAGTCGGGCGAACTGCGCGGCCTGACGCTGCAGGACCTGCTCACCACCGATGTCAGCACCATCATCACGCTGGTGCCCCGGATCTCTGACCCGATCCTCACCGATGCCGAGGCGCGTGATCTCGACCCGGCAGACCTGGCCGAAATCGGGGGCGTGATCCGTGGTTTTTTTCTGACCCGGGCGGAACGGGCGCTGATCGAGAGGATGACGTCCGGGGAACCGGTGTCGACGAACTGATCGCCGACATTGCCGCGATCTTCCATTGGCCGCTGTCGGAGCTGGAGGCTCTGGAATTCGAGGAGCTGATCCACTGGCGCAGCAAGGCGGTCGATCGATGGAACCGGATGCATGGCCGCAAGGATTGATGAGCGGATGGAGCGAGAGACGTGAGCAACAAGCTGTCGCTGCTGGTCAGCTTCATCGGGGCTGACAAGCTTTCCGGCTCGATCCGCAACATCACGGGCGCCAGCAAAAAGGGCTCGATTGCACTCAAGGCAATGGGCGATGAATCGCGCCGTCTGAAGCGCGAGCTGAAGGATGTGCAGCGCGAGATCGCCTCGGGCGGGCTGATCGGTGACCGGTCGATCGGCAAGCTGGTCGAGCGGCAGCGCGATCTCGCCCGCCAGCTGGAATTCTCCAACCGCCAGATCGAGCAGCAAAAGGCCAAGCTGGGGCAGCTCGCCGCGATCGAGCGCAAGACCGCCGATCGCAAGGCCATGGCGTCGGGTCTGATATCGTCGGGCCAGTCGGACCTTGCCCAGGGGGCATCGCTGCTCGCCCCGCTGATCCTCGCCACCAAGGCGGCGGCGGACTTCACCACCGGCATGGTCGATATCCAGCAAAAGGCGGACCTGTCAGACGCGGCCACCAAGCGCCTGCAGAACACGATCGTCCAGGCAGCCCAGGCGTCGAAGCAGTTGCCAGAGAACATGCGCCAGGCGGTCGATGTGCTGGCTGGCAAGGGGCTGGATCCCCGCCAGGCCGTTCTGCTCGCTCCTGCCATCGGCAGGCTGGGCACTGCCTTCCGCGTCGATCTGGGCGATGGCGCGGCTGCAGCCTATGCCAATCTCAACAATCTCAAGGTGCCGATCAGCCAGACGAGTGCCGCGCTCGATGTCATGGCGGCCAGTGGCAACATGGGCGCTTTCGAGATCCGAGACATGGCCCGCCATTTCCCGGCGCTCACTGCGCAGATGCAGGCGCTGGGGGCCAAGGGCGTGCCGGCGGTGGGGCAACTGTCTGCCGCGCTGCAGATCGCGGAGAAGGGCACCGGCAATGCCGACCAGGCGGCGAACAACATCCAGAACCTGCTGACCAAGATCAACGCGCCTGCCACGGTGAAGGCCTTCGAGAAGAACTTTGGAATCGACCTGCCTGCGGCGATGAAGAAGCTCGAGGCGCAAGGCTATGACACGGTCGAGAGCATCGCCATGATCACCAAACAGGCCACCGGCGGTGACCTGAAAAAGCTGGGCTATGCGTTTGAGGATATGCAGGCGCAGGGCGCGCTGCGCAGCCTGATCCAGAACCTCGACGAATATCGCACCATCCGCGACAAGTCGTTGAAATCCAGCGGTGTCATCGACAAGGCGTTCGATCAGCGCGTGCTCAAGGATGCCAATGTCAGCTGGGAAGCTTTCAAGGGCACCGCGTCGACCCTGGCCATCACGCTCGGCACCACCCTGCTGCCCATCATGACCGAGGCGCTGTCTCAAGTCGGCGGTATCGCCATGGCGGTGTCGAATTGGGCGCAGGCGAACCCCGAGGCGGCGGCGACGATCATAAAGCTGGTCGCGGGTCTGGCCGTCTTCAAGCTGGGGCTGGGGGCCGCGAAAATCGCCCTGGGGGGCATCATCGGCCCATTCGCCACCGCATGGGGCTGGTTTCAGAAGCTGCGCGCGCTGGGCGTGCTCAGCAAGGGCCTGTGGCTGCTGCGATCGGGTGCCTGGGTAGCTGGCCAGGCGATCATGTTCCTTGGCCGGGCAGCCATGGCAAACCCCATCGTGGCGCTGGCCGTTGGCATCGGCGTCGCGGCTTACATGATTTACACTCACCTTGATACGATCAAGGGGTGGTTTCGCGCCGCTGGAAAGTACATCGATGATTTCAGAAGAGGAATGGGGCCGATCGGCCAGGCCATTATGGATGGCCTGATATCCGGCATTTTGGGTAACCCGTTCGGAGTGTTAGACGCTCTGAAGCGGATCGTTGGCATCGGAATCGACGGAATTAAGTCGTACCTCGGCATCAAGTCGCCGAGCCGCCTGTTCATGGCGCTGGGCGGTCATGTCAGCGCTGGCATGGCCATGGGCATTGATGGGGGCCGGGGCAGGGCCGTCCAGTCTGCCCAGCGCCTCGCAGAAGGCATAGCACGCGGCGGCATGCCGCGCCTGGCGGCAGCAGGCGCTGCTATCAGGCCAGCAGCATCCGGCGGTGGGGCAGCCTTTGGCGGCGCGCCGGTCACCATCCATATTCACCAGCTGCCCGGCGAGGATGCGAAGGCGCTGGCCAAGCGGGTGATGATGGAGATCGAGAGCGCCAAGGGCGTCAGCCGCCGCTCCAGCTATGAGGATGATTGATCGATGCGCTTCCCGCCCTCGCTGAATCTGCCGTTCGACAAGGCTCGCGGGCGCATCGACCAGGTGCGCTCGGAGGCCCGTCGGCTCGATGATCTGTTCGGCGCGCTCACCGCCACGCCCACGCTCGACACGTCCGCCCTGCGCACCGCAGGCCTGCCCCAGGGCACCGAGCTGATGGTGCTCGGCATGTTCGTCTTCGGGATGAGCACCTTGCCCTATCAGGAATTCCAGCGCCGGATGAGCTGGCGGCACGCGACCAGCGAGCGCCACACAGAGCGCCCCGCCGCGCAATATGTCGGCCTGGGCGAAGACACGGTCAGCTTCACCGGGGTCCTGGTGCCCGAGGTCGCGGGCAGCTTCGGTGCGATCGACAATCTGATCGACATGGCCAGCACCGGCGACAACTGGCCGCTGCTCGACGGCGCAGGGCAAATCTGGGGCTGCTATCTCATCGTCAATATCGACCTCAAGGGCACGTCGATCATCTCTGGCGGTATCGCCCGGCGCACAGAATTTGCCATCGACCTCGATCGGCAGGATTGACCATGAAGCGCGCCGCTGAAAAGTGGGAACCGGTTTTCAGCTGTTCGGCGTGCGACCAGCAGGGGGAACCATAATGGCCGCGAACAAGGCAGCCTGCCGCCTGGTGCTCGACAATGGCGTGGACCTGTCGAGCCGCGTCAACCCGCGCATCATCGACCTGACCCTGACCGAGAAGCGGGGCGATGAGGCCGATACGCTCGATCTCACCATCCACAATCACGACGGCCAGCTCGCGCCGCCCAAGGTCGGCAAGGTGCTCATCCTCGCGCTGGGCTGGGAAAGCGGCGACGATGTGCTGCCCGGCATGGTGGACAAGGGCAGCTTCCGGATCGACGAGGTCGAGCGCAGCGGCCCGCCGGACATCATCACCATCCGCGCCCGCTCCGCCGATCTCACCGGCGACTATCGCACCCGCCGCACCAGAAGCTGGGTGGATACCACGCTGGGCACCATCATCCAGACGATCGCGGGTGAGAACGGCTTTTCCTCGCGCATCACAGGCGAGCTGGCCGCGATTCCCATCAAGGCGATCGAACAGGCGGGCAAGAGCGACATGGCCTTCGTTCGCGATCTCGGCCGCCGCTACGATGCCGTCGCCACGGTAAAGTCGGGCACGCTCATCTTCATGCCGCTCGGCTCCAGCACCACCCCCAGCGGAAAGGCGCTGCCCACCCTGCGCCTGACCAAGGTCGATGGTTGGAACTGGACGTTCCGGCATGAAGAGCGCACCGGGGCCGATGGCGCCAGCGCCGAATATCACGATCAGGATGCGGGGCAGCGCAAGACCGTCACCACCGGTGGCTCAAAGCCGAAAAAGCTCAAGAAGGTCTATGCCAGCAAGGCCGATGCGGAAAAGGCCGCGAAGACCGCCGCCGACAAGGCGAAGCGCGGCGCATACAGCTTCACCTATGACCTCGCCTTCGGGGATCCGGCGATCACCCCCAACATGCCCGTCCAGCTGCAGGGCTGGGATAGCGAAATCGACGGGATGAAATGGCTGGTCGGCGAGGTGACGACGCGGTTCGGGGCGGGAGGACT